CACATGTGATCCCTTTCGGAGAGTGTAAGTGCAAGGCTCAATTTCTAACCTTCTATACACTCATGTCCACCATTTAGGCGGTATCGCATTATAAATTTGTGATCCTTAACTAGGAGGGTTTCCCCACCTCCTGACGCAACGCGTCACTTGGCTACCTAGAAAGGAAAATTTATGACACGTTAATGCACGTCCGAGAACGAGCAACTACGCCAAGGTCCAGAAATATTACTAAACCTACCACACGATCACGGTGTGGATTTTTGTAAGATGATCTCCTGATCAAATGTGCCCTACTTTATTAAGTAGGCGGGCACCACCTACAACTACGAGACGGGTGAGTTTGTCACGTAGATAATGGGAGGTCCGGTGTAAAAACCGAGAGTGAAATCCTCCCCAGCAGCGACCCAGCGCAAGATGTTACCTGTCTTGTCTGGGGCCGGCGTAAACTCATAGCCGTACTGGTGATAATTGTGGAGCGGGTCTGCTTCCACTTTATTACGCTTCGCTGGTGTAAATCGCCTATTCGCATAGAACGGTACCTCAAATTCCAAACATGGATTTTGAGTCATTTGAGTGGCATGCATTCCAGAGTGCCCCTGCGCAAGCGCAGGGGTTCGATCATAGAACGCTCTTGTTCTCTGGATCCCTAACGCAGTCGTGGGATCTGGCATATCAGCTTCAAAGCGTGCGTGGTTTCCAGCCACACGCGTTCCGAATCTTGATGCATAGAGAAGGCCGCCCGCATCCGCTCCATTTCCCACCATTAGTTTATATCTTATGGCACCGCGCCAGCCTGTGTAGGCTGGGGTCAGATAATTCATGAGCGTAGTCGCACAGTAATTATAGGGAGTTCCACCCGACGGCTGGTCCGTCGTGTCTACTCCACCAGGAGAATATCCTCTGTAGTATGGGAAATTGGGTGTTGTCACCCGATAGTGTACAGGTTGACCCGCCGTTGAGTTTCCTCGTGTGGCATCCACATTGTGGAAATTATACCTCTTCAACATTTGTCGAAAGGAAGGTATAGGGTCAGCAAAGTACACCATCTGCGTGGCGTCACTCTGTGACAGGCCTGTTGCCATCGTTTCGTCAGTATTCATCGACATTGGGGCGGACTCCATTTGTGTGGAGTCTGCGTCGGCTGACATTTCTATGCCCGACTGGGGTTCAAATCCAGACTGGGGTTCATAGTACGAGACATTGGCCAAATTCAGTGAGTCTGGCGTTGCCACTTCGAAATCATCTCCCATCGAGACGAAAACGTTGATAGCAATGTCATTATCTGCCACTGAATTCGGGACCGTAAGTTCATTCACAACATAAACTTTAATAATCCCATTACCGTAATTGTCACTAAATCCGGTAATGTCCGACTTTCCAAATCGCACGTTGTCCGTAAGCACTCGAGTTTCCAAGAATGCTTTAGGGACACCCCAACCTATGTCAACAGTGAAGTCTCGCTCGCTAGCAAGATCCAACACGTAAGTATAATTCGTGTTATATTCACTGGACAATGTGGTCTTGGGTTCGTATACGACTCTGAGTCGGCCCTTATGGAACTGAGAGGCGACAACCTGAAACCTAAACTTCATTGTTCCGCGCCAATACCTGAATGGCATGGCGGCAAAAGCGCACGCTGTTAGATGATGTTCGCGGGGAGTACCCACGGTATCAAACTTGACAGGGTTCACTTCGGAATTCCAAAGTTGGGTATCGGCTAGATCGCTGACGGCCCAGTCAAACGTGGTGAGATATGATTCTCTACACGCAATTGACTTGATGGTCATTTCATCAGTTCCGTCCAGACCGAATGTCCTAGTGTCACAGGTTAACTCCTGCTTCGCATCGACTGCTAATGATGTAGTCGAATCTGGGACGTTGGTATTGGCTAAATTGCCTAAATACGCTGGTCTGTAGGGGACGATTGGGTCCAATACAGCAGGACGGCTATATCCAAATATCTTAGCCACTCCTGCCACGGCATTTGCCGCTAGCTCGGTTGCCCGAGCATACGCACCGATAACCGGTGCCGTTGACAACGCACCTGCCCACCGCGCTAATGCAGCAGCGGGGGCAGATACGGGAGAATGGCCATATTCGTCACCAGCCTGGGGTTCCAATCCAGACTGAGCAACAATGGCTCCAGGTTCAGCAACTGTCGGTATTGACAGGTGAACATCCTCCGCCCAAACAAATACGGAAATTGTAATATTATCCGTTGCGTCATTCGCATGTTTGAGATTGTTTATAGTGTGTATGATGCATTCACCCATCTCACGCCATTCCATCTCCGGTACTGACAAGTAGTTCTTGTACCAGAAATAGGGTAAAGCGAGAGTCCCACCTTGCGATTTGGTGGGATCTAGGTAAACGTGAGGCCGTTGTGAAGCCTCAATAATGTCCTCTGAAAAGAAAGATCTATCGACTGTAAACTGGTCAACAGACTTCAAGGGTATATAAGAGCATATAGCTCTCCCATAATGAAATCCGTTACCGTTCAACAGTATCTTTACTTTCAGTTTAGCGCGCAGCAAGTTGTAATTTGCTATACGGTTTATCACACGTGGGTTCTCGAAGAACTCTTTCCACGGATTAAACTTCTGAAACACACTTCCCCCAACTGCCCAATCGTAGGTTTTCACCTTAATCGGACGGGAGAAGAAATTGCTCAAATCGCTATCGGAATTATCGCATACGTTGGCAGTGGCGTCCATCTCGGACGGCACCTCATACTGCCAATCACTCTCTTTGTCTTGGAACGAGAGGATCTGGTGCTTTTCATAAGAATTGTTTTCATTTATATTTACATTAAAATTTGAAGTAGGTTCTTATTACGTACTATCCGCTGACTAACCCCAGCCAGCGGGTACGGGAACTTGGTGTGGTAGCTAACCACTCCCGTAAACACGGGTACTCTTTTAGTAGAGTGCTGATATGTGCAAAGCCTTTATGTACAACAGGTATTCCCCACCTGTAACATGCAATATGGTATCCATGTACACACAGCAGTTGTTTTGCTTAGCGTCCGTAACTGCAACGGACGTGAGGACCTCGTAGGCCTCTAGTTCAGGTATTTTTCCTTGAACTCGGCGATCATCTGATCGTAATCCCGATTCAAAGCAGGCACCCCGTGACCTATATCCTTGGCATCACAAGCTTCCTTCAAGTGATGTCTCCAATACTCATACAATTCTCTTCCATGAGCAGACATTTCGTACAGTGCCCCTGTGACACACGACATTGCCTGCTCCTCCTGAGAAACAACCTTACTGCGTAAATTGCAATGCAAACTTTTGGCGATCGACATAACGTCTAACGCACCCATATGATACCCCAACTCCGCGTTATAAACGGAGCGGCGTTTCAAAAAGTCTGCTTGCTCATCCTTCATGTACGATGTTCCTGCCGACGTCTTGTCCGGCATGGTAAACACCATATCATTTGCAGCCAAATAGCGTTGAACTGCGAAAAAGTCAAATTCCGGGAACTTGTCCGAAACTGAACTCTTTGCATCATCGCCATATGTAATTAGTGAACACACCTCCTTGAACGGCGGCACATCACGACCCTGGTAGAGGTCGTAATATGCGCACCGAAACAAAAGAGAGTTTACAATAGAATTGATGTACACGGTCAGATTTTGCCCCGAAGGGTTAGACCCGATGTGTTGAATCAAATCACCATTGTAACAAGTCACGGCATAACATATGTCTGTAGCAATTCCTTCCATCATAGAGATGTCTTCCTCAGAGTAATCACACTTGCGTGCGACCTCGATGAGGATGCGGAAAGCTGCAAACATTAGCTGCGCAGGCATCCGAAGATCATATTTAGAATAGTCTCCGGCTAGAATCCTGTCACTTCCGAATTTGGTAACGTGTTGATGCAACTGCTCCCACTCTTGCGAGAAGGGATTAATTCCAACAGCACACTCCGAATCAAAAGGAAAAAGACTCAGTAGCCTGCAAAAGGGCAGAAAGTACTGACGAGTCAGTAACTGTCCCACAGCAGAAGAAGCTTGGAAAACCCGAACTTTTGTCTTGGACTGGTCGGTAGGCTCATCCTTGAGACACGCTTTGAAAAAGAAGTGTCCGCGCACGCCAGAGGCGTAGCAGACCTTAATCTTCTCAACGTGATCCCAGAACGGACCCGTCAACTCAGCCGGACACTCGAATTCAGCGCCATCTTCAGGTTCCAAATAGTGAAGGTAATCACTTTTCGGACCTGTCAACGGAACACCGATACCCGAAGCTGGGTTCATCTTATCAAGGAATCGTTTACCATCGACGCCGCAAACGGTTTGCATACGCGTCAAAGGTTTTATAGACTTCAACTTGATGGGAGATTTTTCCAAGGCTCCCAAGAATTGCTCCAAGAAATCAGTCACAGCCAAATCCAAAATAGAGGGTTCTACGCCTATAGATGGATTGGCGGAATGTTGGAGAGATTCCTGCCAAGGTTTCCAATCCGGTTTGAATTTGGGAGGCCCCCAGATGTTTTTAATATCCAGACGCTTCTCAACTTCATCCGAAAGGAGAGCTTTCACACAGTTTGACTTGTATGAGACTCCCCCCAAGGTACAACCGTACACCCGAATATTCGAATGCGGCATGAACCTTAATGGAGATTTTGGTGCATGATCCTTATCCATAACCATTGTCTTATCGTACAAGGTTTCTGGAATTTCTCCATCGCTCTTGGCGAGGAGAACGGAGGCAGGTTTGCGCAAAGCAGCCATACCTTCTCGGATCATTGGTGCAGTTAAAAGGCCTGCACAACCTACCGGGGTACCCGTCTTCCCACCCAAATGCACGCCGCAAATGGTAGGAATACGCGTCTGACTGATGAAAGTCCCAATACAGAGACCGACAAAAGTATTGACGCTAAGGTTGTAGGAGAAACCGGAAAATTCCTCCACCCCGTTGTTAACGATCCCCGGGACCATCAACGCACCTGCTTCCACGCACGAACCTTCCTTATTTTTCCAGACCATTTTAGTGGGCACGGAACTTTCAGGAAGTTCATGGGACATGAAAGGTGTCAGGTCCTTCCAGCTTCCTCCGCTGGGGACCCAAACTAGTGTCAAGTCGGTTGCCTCACCGTTATACGTGAGGTCCACACTATGACACCGAGCAATGATGGCTTTGAAATTGCCACCGATTGCTCCGGGATCGTGACGCACAAATTCGGCGTTCAACGTAGTGTAATCCTGCCACATGTGGCGTGGAATAATACACACATTAGAACACACGAAAAGTGCATCACAACAGCGAACTGCATCACCGTCTTGGTATCGGAAATACACGAGATTGTGCTTCACGAGTTCCTTGACTTGGTCATGAGTCGCTGTCTTGCAGTCAGATATCACAGGTCTGGGAGTACGATAAATCTTTGCCCAAGCATTGACTTCGTCATCCCTTTCCTGGATTTCTACTGCGGTGGTGGGTTGTAAGTTTCCCTGTGGTGCGCGCACACCATGAAAGGCTTTATAGGCCTTACACAGTGCGTAAGCGGCAGCGATGCCAACGCACGTCTTCAAGAGAGTCTGCATATGCTGATCTCTCGCCGACTTCACCACGAGTGGGATACTATCACGTTGCCTTTCGAGGTGTGACATCAAAATTGCCTTCTGCTGTTCAACAACATAAGCAAGGTTGATTGCCAAAATCACCGCAACGATAACCCATCCCTCAAATCGCACTTTTGCCGCAACTGATGCGCACAAAATGCCGACCGCGTGGACCCACACAACACACTTGATGTTATGGGTCAGTTCATCCTTCCGCGTGAAGTAAATGAACTTGGTCATGAGGGGATTGGACCACCAATCATTCGGGACCCAGGTTGTCCACTGCAAGAGCGGATACCTGTTGAACTCGGAATAGGCTGCAAGCAGCTGTTTCGAAGTCCATTGGTCAACCGAAGTCAGGAGTCCGGCACCAGCCATATTCAACGAATTACCGAAGGCTCGTTTGATACTGTACGCTGTCATCAACGACTCGACTCCAAAGTGCGGACTCTTTTTACAGAGACACACTTGGGCCAAGTAATTGCATTCAGGGCACATTTCATACTTAGCATCTTTGGCTTTCGCAACAATGGCATTCTGGTGCTTGTAGTAGGGGCGAGATTGATCAAGAAGATATCTCACCACCCGGGGGAAGTCCACGTCTTTCAACGGACCTCCTGCATCGGACACGACTACCCACTTGAAGTCGTCCTCTGCGCCATCCTTCCTCTCCGAACCTGGTTTCTTGATCTTTGGTACACACTCTTCAACAGTGATGAACCAGAGATCTTCGATGTCCGGCGGTGTAATTCCCTTCTTCTCATAGTACGCAGCTGCTTTTCGTGAGTCAAGCATTGTGTTCGTAGAAAATTCGGGTTTAACGGATGCGGTTAGCATGTAGTGCGCCCGGCGCACGATCGATGTGGGCTTGTTCGAAAACTGCCTCGCACAAAGATCCTTCACATTCGAAGTGATAATACATGCCTTGGGTTCAATAGAAACCTTTCCCTTCATGTCAGCTTCTGCCATATTAGCATAATTCTTAACATTATTCATAGTATCAATGATAATTTGAACGGGAGACGTTTTACAAAACGCAGCTTTCTTGTTACCCAAGTCGTCGATAAACATACCGTTTATGTGGGAACGGTAATTCGACATGTATGGATCATCCGCATTGAGAGTAATGAGTCTCGTCGGATCATCCGCGTATCCATTGGTTTTCAGCACCGAGTGCATCAATGGATCCGCAATGGAAGATTTTCCCACCCCTGACTCGCCGTAAACGGCGATGCAGAAAGGTGAAACTCGTAATCCTCCTGACGAGCGAATCTGCACAAATGTGGCATGCATACGTTTCAGGTCATCGAGTCGTCGCTGTATAAGCTGACGCTCTACCTCACGTGTTGCACACAGATGTAAAGTCTTGGCTTGTTCGAGAAGCTGATCCAGCAAAGCTGAAAAATCATTCTCGTCCAGAGTACCAAACTTCTCCAGATTCCCGCACCGGACAAACTCCAAATGCTCCCTGATTAGAGCGAAGTTGTCCTCAAATTCCATGATCTCGGCGTTCGAGTAAAACATGGGCTTGAGACTACGTTGCTTGTAACAACAGTGACCGACTTCTACAAAGTAAATCACCGTATCAACAGCGGCATCGATTACGTCAAATGCGTTTTTGTGCTTGGATGCAACCTTTGGTGCGAATAGTTCATAACCTCCTACGGAGAAAGTCAATGAAGCTGATTCGCATAATCCAATGGAACATACCAAACTGAGGAGTTTCGACAACTTGGCAAAGCCTTCGCTGTCGACAATACCGCGCCAATTGGTACGGATACTCCTCAAATGGACCAACCAGTCCTCGCCCGCTTGGGGCTCTTCCACCTCAAACAAATCCTGCAACACCTTGCAGGCCTTCATAGAGATGGAGGTTGAATAGTTGCTCTTGAAATATGCGGCTGTTACACCGATAAGAGCGGGAACACTAGAAGCTTGTGAGATATTGAACAATAGTAATGTCAAATTTTCCACATGATTCATGATGTATTCCTGGGACGAATTGAGAACCATCTTGGCAATCCAATCTGATGGTTTCTCTAACAATCCATGGGGTTCAAAGCCCTTGGACTGTCGGTCCCTCCTCTGCGCACGTTTCCTCCCTTTGAGATGCTTGTAAAAGCGAGTTCTCCTACCACCTTTGGTATCGAGAAACTCACATCTCTTTGATCCTTGCACTTCAGTGCACCTCCTAGTACTTTCCTGTACTCCCTTCTGTGATTCGTTATTCAATTGTCGTGGTCCTTGCATATAAATATTTAAGAACCCCAACACATCGAACAACAAACCGGGTGCGGACTAGGTCCGCGGTTGGTTTGTGGCTCAACTATCGCCCCGATGATTACTCACTCTTTCGAGTTTTTGGTATCCCACTAGCAGCAAGCTGCTTCAAGTGGACAATACAATCGGGACTGTGTGTCTGCGTGCCTAATGACTCAAATGAGATTTCGGCCCGCATGGGGGTTTGTAACACTCCTCTTAAGGTCGGAGGGACCTTGATCATTTCTTGCGAAGATCGACTCGCGATACAATGGAGAATATAGGTACTACCTTATTTCTCCAAGGGCTGTTGATTACAGCTTTAACTCCCGCTGTTTTAGAACAACGTGATGTAGTGAATCTGGCTCCGAAGAGCAGTCTGGGGACGACTAGAGTCCCCAAACTGGGGTGGCATGCGAATAAGCATGTCTGTAACACTCATGTGTCACAGTTATTTAGTAATAGTAACTTTCGTCAAAGTAACATCTAAATACCGAGAAATAGCTCTTTCTAAAAGAGACAACGTCTTGCTATTGGTAACGCGGGTTATTCCGCGCATATTCGTTATCCTGTTTGACCAGGGATTGTTTAACGACAAATCATGTCTAAGACAATAAAAACTGAATTATCAAAAGCAAAAATGCTTCCTACAAAGTAGGTGGGATTGATAAGATACCCAGGGGGGTGTCTGTATCGTAGACTTACGTGTGTTTAAAAAGTATGTGAATCGTATACCGATCACAAAAAGTACATAAATTGTACACTCGAAGTGGGCGTCGTAACGCCCAAATCGAGGCAATAGTAATTGCACTTCAAATGAACGTCTATAGGACGTCAAATACTCCAAGGACTCTGCACAGGCTTACGC